CTTCTATATATTCCGCTACATCAGGCTCAAAGTCTGAACTTCCCGAAGTGGCCATTAATACCCCCTGGATGGGTCAAAACCACCTAACACAGGTGGTGATGGAGGTGCTGGAGGAGACATGTAGTAAGAGACTTCTCCCCCTGTATTCATGCCTATTGGCATTGACTCAAAAACAGGAATGCCATACGGTCCTACTGCTTCGTATACAGGTGGAGCAGGCGGTCCATACTGTGGCGGATTAGAACGATCTTCGACTATGACGCTCTCTGGATTTGGGTTATCTCGTCTAAAATCACGCCTTAAGGCACCGACGATGGTGCCAACGGGGTTTGAAACAAGACGAGCAATACCTCCAATGCCTTTTATGGCAGACCCAAGCCCTGGTGCACGGTCAGCAAGCGCATCCTGAAGCTCTCTGGGAAGATTTGTCACAAAGTCATAAAAATCTTCAGCTTTGTCAAAAGTGCTGCCAAGATAAGTTCCTTCCATCCTTTTCTTTAGCGCGTCTAATGCTGCTTTTTGGGGGTCATAATCTGCTTCGCGAAGCGCGTCATGTATATTCTCAGCGGCTCTCCCAACTGTGCCTTTCCTACTTTCTTCAGCAAACCTCATGGGATCTGGATCAAATCCCTCTATTTGACTTCTTATAAGCTCTATATCTTCTTCGCTTACAGGGTTGAAGCCCGGAGGTAATAAGTCAGGATCTAAGCTATAACCTCCCGTGTAATCTGGCATACCAGCGGGTCTAGATACACCACCGCCAGTGTAGCCCATCCCGGCCATCCCGCGCAGAGGAACCCGTGGCGCTGCTCCCATCCTTGGAGCGGTCACTACTAGGTCGTAGTCCAGGCCCACTGCTCCACGAGGCAGGTCGTCATCCCCCCGTGGCCCTGCTCTCATCCTCGGAGCGGTTACTATAATGTCGCCGTCTAGACCTTCAAACATTAGATTTTGACCTGCCTAATTAGTACGATTTCAACACTTCAACAATAACAGTGTAAGTATCTGTATTGCTCGCACCAATCGTTGTGAACTTCACATCACCAGTTTTACCGGAGCCCGCATCATTCGGTATCCCAGAAAAATCTGAATAATCATGGAAACCGTTTGAGTCGGGAGACAACCCAATAATTAAGGTATCAGTGGTCGCATCGTTCAAAAGCTCAACGCCCATGCCGACGCACTGCCACCATATTTTTGCTATTGCGACCTCAGTGCAAGAATCACCGGCACTGTTTTTTGAAAGAGCACTTACATCAATTTTGGTTACTGCAGATTCGCCAGATCCATCACTGATGTTTGTAAATTTAAGTACGGCCTTTCTCTCGCCATCTTGGATGGTTTGAGAGGTTACTGTATCAGCCATGTTTTTCTCCTAAATAAAGAGGGCTTACGCCCTCTTATTAAAGCGAATCTAATATTACTGATCAGCAAATGCAGGTGCAGTAGTGCTCGTTACATTCCCGAAGATCTGATAGTTGGTGGTGTTCAAACCAACAATAGTCACTTCAAACCCAGCAGGCACATTTAGCTGAATGCTGCTATTAGAATTGCCGTCTGAGAAAACACTGCTGATCGCATTGCCGTCAGTGTCAAGGAACGTCACGCCGCCGATATAAAAGTTACTGTTACCAGGGGTAACAATAATTGCGTCTGTGGCGTCTGCTGCGCCGCCAGCATAGACAAACTTAAACACAGAACCGGCAACTGGAGCAGGCAGGGTGTAGGTGTTGTCTTGTCCGCCGTCTGGCACAAGAAGGATTCGACCGCTGTGCGTAGCGTTCGTAAGCGTGACATCAGCATCAGCAAGGCTAACGGGACCGTCACCTAGAGTTGCAATCTCAGTAATCGCGCCAGTAGTAGCGTTCTTGCTGACAGTTTTAAAGGTACTTTCAGAGCGTACCGCACCCGAAAAAGTTGTATTAGCCATTGATATTCTCCTGTCTTGGCCAGTGTCAGGCGCGGGATGCGCCTGTCAGGGGTAGTTAATTTATACAGCACAAAAAGAAAAGGGGCAACAAGTGCCCCTTCTCAAATTGTTCCATGTGGAACAATTAAGCGCCTTGTGATGCGAAAACGGCGCGTGGGTTGCTAAAGCCGAAGCTGTAACGCTCCCGAGCCTTATAACGCACGTTGCCAGTATCGAAGTCACCTTCCATAGAAGTTGAAACCGGGCTTCGCTCAAAGTGCTTGAACCCATCAGGGCAGTCGGTCTTAACAAACCAAGCATCAGTGTCCGTCAGGAAATGGTTTACTGCGTAGCCTTGCGGCAGCATTCCCATGTTCCTAATGGCATTGATGTCGTTGTCTGCCGTGCCTACCCGACCAGGAGTTTCTAGAAGACGATCCGCCACAAACTGAAGCTGCGGAGGAACGATCAGCTTGACGCCTTGCAGGGCCAAGATCATGTTTCGATCATCTACAAAAGTAGAGATGTTGATCAAAGCATCTTCCAGAGAAGTCTCGTTCAGGTCTGAGTAAGAACTCGGTCGGTTTGAGAACGTGCCACCACCAGCAAGGGGGTGTGCGTTTGAAACCAACTCAACACCGTCACCACCAGTAAAGCTAGAGTTGAACGCATTGTTCAAAACGTTAGCAGCTTTAACCTGCTTGGTGTGCGCCATGCTGCGAGCAAGAGCCTTCGTATAACGAGCGCCAAGGCGGTCATACAAATTATCTTCAACTGCTTCCTCGGTGAGGGCAAAGGCCAAAGCCACGGTCTCGTGCGTATATCTAGCAGTAAAACCTTCAGACGCAGAGTCGTAACCGACACTTTGTCCTTCAGACTTATCACGCGCATTACCAAATCCTACGATGAGGACTTCTTCTTCAAAGGCACGATCTGATGCTTCAGTATCGAAGATCTCAGCGTGCTCATTTTCATAGCGCGAATATTCCATGCCAAACAAAGCATTGAGCCCAGGCTCTAGCTCTTTGGCTAATTGTGCTCTTGAAATAGCCATTAGTTAGCCTCCTTAAGCTAAGCCAGCGCCTTTGACGCCGAAGATTGAGTTCTGAATAACAACAAGAACGTTGGTATTCGCCGTAGCAACATCTGAGTTTTCTGGGTCGCCAGAAATATCAATTGCTTTAATTGGCAGGCTAGTGCCGGTAGCGCCAGTAGTGACATCTAGCTCAGCGCCAGAAATGCCGGTAACAGTGCTGCCAGAACTGGTGTACACGATGTCAAAGTTACCGAACAAATCAGCAACAGGGAACGTGTCGTCAGCCTGAATTTCATACACAACGTTCGGGTCATCGATAACAAAAGCAATGATGTCCGAAGCATTAGTGCTTGCGGGATAATAGTTGCTATACACCTGCTCACTCGTAGTGGGATCAGTGTATTGACAACCATTGAAGACACCAACGATAGGCACAGTGCCTCCGTCAGCGTGGACCTCTACACCCCCGCCAGTAACTTGAGCAACCATGTCACCCTGAAAGATGCTGGTTCCGTAGTTAGCGGCGATTCTGTATCGGCTTTGTCCGCCGGTATAAGGGGCACCCCCTATCATCCGAACTGGACGCATTCCAAAAGCGGCATCTTGGTTAGCCATTTTTGAATCTCCTAGTTAAACACAATCAAAACGAGGCTAAGATGGTTTCTTATTGCCTCTACCAAATGACACCTGCGTCTTTCTCTCGCTTGAGATTGGCATAGCAGGATGCTCATCTTTCATCAGATCGTTATCAACAGCATTCATCTGTTGCTCCGTCTGATTAGCAAAATAAGCATTTCTTTCTTCGACCGTTTCTTCAGGGATCTTTGCAAGCATCAATCCACCTACGCCCACAGTGCCGGTATGGTTGCCTTCGTCAATGACAGGCAAGTCATAACCTATAACTTCTTCAGGGCGTACAGGTTCGTAGCCCTCACGAAATCTCATGTGAACATTGGTCTTGTCTGCTTCACCACGTATGTGGGTTCGCAGCCATCGATATCTCATCCCCTCGGGCGGCGGAGGAGTCTCCAATGCTTGAGGCGGTCTCCATGGTTTACGTGCAGCTTTAGCTTCTCGACTTCCGCTACTTCTTGGTGTTCGATTAGAACCCTTTACTTCGTCACTCATGATTGTTGCAGCCTCATTTTTTGTTTTGCGTATTCTTTGAACGGTACTCCAAGCTTCCTAGCTAATTGCTGTTCCGTTGGCGTCAGTTCAACTCTACGAGAGTTTTGATTGCGTCCAGTTCCAGTTGTGCGCGATCCAGAGACAACAGTTTGGACGGGTTGTTGGTTGTCTCCCGCGAAATTTTGCTCGTTAAATTTGTTAGGCAGTTCTTGCCTCATGCGAGCATCAATCTGAGCGTAGTATTCATCTGATTCTAAGTCAATACCACTATTTATTAGGTCGTTATGTATAGCAAAAGCTACGTTTGTCATAACCGAATCTCTACCGAACCACTCGTTGTCGTTTGCCCATTGTTGAGCTTTTAGAGATGGCTCTTGATATTCAGGTTCCGCATAACTTTCTTCATAAGAGAAGTCATCAACTTGGTCAGCATTTTCTTCATAATACTGTTGTTCATAAGCCTCTTTCTGCTCAAGCCAATTTGCGTAATCTGACTTATATTGCTCAAGGTCTCTTTGATACTGAGCAAGTGCATTGCGATCAGCCTCTGCCTTTGCAAGCAACTGCTGAGCCTCTGCCATAGCCTCTGAATCACCAGATTCATACGCTGACTTTAGATGCCTTTTAGCAGCTTCTGCTTGTGTCTCAACGCGAGCAGCAAACTCATTGCTATAAGTTTCTTGGATCTTAAGATTTTGCTCTGCCCCAGCAGTTTGGCTCTGCTTTATTTGAGCCATGAGTGCTTCATTCTGCTCTTGCAAGCCTTTGGCATATTGCAGTGCTTGAAGCTCTCTTCGCTGAAAATCTTTTGCTTGGCCAACAGCCTTATTGATACGTTCTTGAGCAGAACGTGCACGCCTTTCCGCTTCACTAAGCTCTGGCTCTGAATCAGTATCAGGCGACTCAAACTCTTCCCTAACGGCATCTTCCGTTACAGGAGAAATTGATTCAGCTTCTTCTTCAGAAAACTCAATGTAAGTAGATTCATCTTGAACTTCTTCCTCAACACGTTTGTGTTCAGGAAGAGCAGCTTTGTTTATGTTTTCGTCATCAAGCTTTGATAACGCTTCGGTCAATGTTTCTTCGGACATTTCATCACCTATGCAGATTTAATATCATCTGGATTAAGAATGGTTCCAATTACCTCATCATCGTTGATGATTCGGACCTCATGATCATCCTCAAGGGAAAACCTAGCGCCCGAATAACGACCAATAAGCACCCAATCGCCTACCTGGCACCATGGCTCATCACCAAACTTGTCGTAGTCCTGATAGGCCAATGGACCCATTTTCATGACATAACAAACAGATGTAGCAAGATTTTCTTTATCAAGCGTGGATTGGATTAATTGAATACCACCATCTGTCACACCCTTTCCTTTGTAAGGGAGTACCAACAAACGGTAGCCAGAAGGATTTGGCATCCTTTCAACCAAAGATTTATCTAACACAGATGGGTCTAATACCCGTTCTTGTTCGCTCACATATGCATCCGTAACGGACGGTTTTGATGCGATGGAATCTAATGATAGATCACTCATCGAGGGGGTCTCCTTCAATATGCAACGCTTCTTTAAGTTCATCTCGAAGGGTGCGAAGCATTGATAACTCACCCATCGCGAATTTGTAATCCTCCATACTTTTAATATTGCCAGAGGTTATGTAATCAACATGAGCTTCCTCATATTGATCTAATTTTTTATAGATATACGCAGCTAAAGCTATTGAATCCATCGGACTTGTCTTTAGTCGTCATCCGTTAAAATGATTGGATCTGGCTTTGGCACATAAGATGGGAAGAAGTCCGTTGGCATTGGCTGGGATTGAGCCATACCGGCATAAGGAGCTAATGCCGCCATCGGCGCTTGTTGCCCATACCCTCCGAAAACACTGCCTGGTGGCTGTGGAGGAGGCGCAAAGCTTGCAGCAAAACTTGGATCGTATGATTGCCCAACAATGTTACTGGGAACTAGAGAGTCAGGTGTTCCTACAGTAGATGTTGGCCTAAAGAATCTATCTGCGTATCTATTCGGCACATCTTCTAAAACAGGCGCAATTGAACCAGGTGGCGCAATAGGCACTGGAACTGGCGCGCCAGTCGTTGGCGTAGGCTGCGTAGGCGCAGCGGGCTTGCTTGTCTGCCAATCCTTAAGATCTTTTCTGTATTTTTTGATGGCATTTTGATATGCCTTAGACGCCTTGCCCATTCCGCCAATTTTTCTCGGCGGCTTTGGTTTAGATTCTGCCCAATCAATATATTCTTGTTCATAGGATTTTTTGGCAACAGGGCCATAAGATTCTGGATCTCTTGCGGGATCTCTGAAGTACCTTATATCACTCGGGTTTGGTTTTTTCTGGCTGAATTTCGTCTTAACTTTTTGCTTGGGGGCGGGCGTTTTCTGTTTTGGTGTTGTAACCGCGCCAAAAATTCCACCCTTTAACAAATCCTGAATATTTGGGGTTTTAATATTTGGCTTAGCAACCTTTTTGACTACAGGTTTTTTCCTAGCCACAGGTGTAGGTTTTTTCCTAACTATAGGAGTGGGTTTTCTCCTAACTATAGGCGTAGGTTTTCTTCTGACCACAGGTGTAGGTTTCCTTCTGACTATAGGTGTAGGTTTCCTTCTGACTACAGGTGTAGGTTTCCTTCTAACTATAGGCGCGGGCTTTCTCCTAACTACAGGTGTAGGTTTTCTCTTGGCTACAGGTGAAGGCTTAGGCGTAGGTTTCCTTTTGACTACAGGTGTAGGGGCCGGCTTTGGAACAGGCCGTCTCCTGACCACAGGTGTGGGTTTAGGTGTAGGTTTTCTCCTAACTACAGGGGCGGGCTTAGGAGTGGGCTTTCTTCTAACTATCGGAGTGGGTTTTCTCCTGGCCACGGATGTGGGCTTCCTTCTAACCACAGGGCGGGGTGTGGGTCGTCTTCTACTTACCGGCTTGGTGGTCGGCCTTCTCGCAACCGTTCGCTTAACAGCAGGCCGTTTTTTAGCGGGGGCTCTACGAACAGGCGTTTTACGAACAGGCGTTTTACGAGCACGAGTAACAACTCTGCGCGGAGTTGTTTTTCTCCTAGATACTGGCTTTTTCTTGCGAGTACGTTTTTTAGGCGCTGGTGAAAGCTTGGCTAATCTTTCTCTTAAATCAATGCCAGCCGGTAGTTTAATACTCATTCCTCTTAATACCTTGGTCCGCCGTAATACCCTCCAAAAGCTGGTCCACCCATGCCATACGTTGGGTTATAACCAGGGCTAGGTGCGCCGAATCCGCCACCGTAGCCTCCTCCGTAGCCTCCTCCGAAACCACCGAAGCCACCGCCAAAGCGAGGAGGCATCGGCTGGCGATAACCACCGCCGAATCCACCTCCGAATCCACCTCCGAATCCACCTCCGAATCCACCGCCATAGCGGGGCGGTTGGGGCATGGGCATAGGCTGGCTATAGCCACCACCAAAGCCGCCTCCGAATCCACCACCGAATCCACCTCCGAATCCACCGCCAGGGGCCCTGCCAAATCCGCCGCCAAGGCCCCTGCCGTAACCACCGCCAAAAGGTGAGGAAGGAGGTTGCGAAGGAGGACCGTAGAAGATGCCTTCGCTGCCACCAAAGCGGGGTGGCATGGGCTGAGGCATGGGCTGAGGCATTTGGCTTGGAGACCGATATGGTAGAGCATTGAACATTTGGTCTTGCCGCGTCTCAAATTTCCCCGGAGGAGGAAGGGCTGGCCCCGATACGGCCTTGTATGTCGCCACAGGATCTTTAATTGTTCCCTTCGGTGGAGGACGGCGTCGTCCCGGCAGAGCCTTTATTAGCGCCTCCCGCGTGGGCCGGGCATCCGTCCGCCGGACATCCGGCCTGGGCAAGAAATCCGCCCTGGGCTTGGGGGTTTCTCCCACCTGGAGAGCCGGGCTTGGGTCATAAAGTCGGCCTATACTCA